TCTGACTCTTCCTTTTCCGTTTTCACCGACTCAAGAGAGCACTAGCCATGACTAAGGCCACAACAGGGCAGAATCGGGCGTTGCAGGTCGTTACAGACTCGAACAGGGTCGAACAGGGAATCAGTACCGAACCTAAGCGCCTAATTGGCTCAGGAACGCCTAGAATCTCCTCTAGGCTCAACGATTTACCGTCTAAGGGCTTGGAAATCATCGACTTTGCCAGCCAGATAGGCATTGATCTAATGCCGTGGCAGAAGTTCGTCTTTGAGCACGCGCTCAAGGTCAAGCCGGACGGACGCTGGCACGCGCCTTTGGTGGTGGTCGTTGCAGCTCGTCAGAATGGAAAATCTACGATTATGGAGATGTCGATTCTGGCTCGCCTTTTCCTGTGGCAAGAATCGCTCCAGCTTGGCTCAGCTCACGTATTGACTACATCGCTGGAGACTTTCCGGCACGTGGTCAGCATCATCGAAAGCAACGAATCTTTAGCTAAGCAAGTCAAGAAGATTCGCTGGGCTCATGGATCCGAGGAGATCGAATTGATGTCCGGCGCTCGCTACGTGGTCAAAGCAGCTAATGCCGCAGCTCGTGGATTTGCTAAGCCGGAAACCGTGTACATGGACGAGACGCGTCAGCTCAAAGACACCGAAGCCTGGTCAGCGATGCGCTATACGATGATGGCCGCTAAGAATCCGCAGCTCTGGACGTTCTCGAATGCTGGAGATCAACATTCTTTGATTCTCAATCAGCTACGCGAGCGCGGTATGGCATCGGCTGCTGGTGGCAACGACGACATCGCTTATTTCGAATGGTCGGCATTCTCGGACAAAATTGAAGATGAGAAAAATTGGGTCGCCAGCAATCCGGCACTTGGTCACACAATCCACGAAGATAATATCCGCGCCGTTCTCAATGATCCGCCAGATGTAGTCCAGACGGAGGTGCTCTGCCGATGGGTCAATACAATCTCCGGCGCGATTCCTGTCAAGGAATGGGAAGAGTGTGGATCTGATGACATTGAGCTAGATGTGGAGAAGATGACTTGGTTTGGCCTTGATCTATCGCCAGATCGTAGAGATGGGGCGTTAGTAGCTGCTCAGAAGAATCCGGACGACACTTTCAACCTCAAGCTTCTGCATACCTGGCACAATCCGATTTCGCTAGACGATAAAGCTATCGCCAACGACATCGCGCCCTATGCACGCAAGTATCCGCTTGAATATGTGGCTTTTAGCAAGAGGACAAGTTCTGCCGTAGCTGCTCGACTTATGCCAGCCGGCATTCCGGTCATTGACATTGATGGCGCACTTTATGGCCAGAGCTGCGATGAATTGCTAGGTGCGATTACGTCAAAGAGATTGATCCACGGGAAACAGGCAGAATTATCCAAGCAGATATTATCGGCCGTGAGATTACCAATGGGCGATGGCGGCTGGATTATCGGACGGCGCGCCTCAAGCGTTGCAGTCTGCGCAGCCGTTGCATCAGCTCTAGCCACACACTTTGCGACACGCCCAGAGATGGAGATTGATATTCTGGTCGGTTAGATGTATAGCGAGCCTTTAGACTTATCCACATGGGTCTATTCTCTCGCACAGTAACGACGGCGGCTCCGGCTGCGACCTCCGACATCGAAGCATCGCTGGCTCCAGTAAATGTCACTAGCTCTCTTTATAATATCTACGGCGTCGCCGGAATCACTGCATCTCGCGTGGAGTTTATGTCTGTTCCAACGTGCGCTCGCGCCAGAAACATTATTTCGTCAAGTGTTGCATCGATTCCGCTCAAGGTTCGCACTCGCGCTGATGGTGCTCGCGTTGAATCTCCTCCAAAGGTAATTAACCAACCAGATCCACGCGTTCCAGGATTCGCAACCTATGCCTGGCTTGCAGAAGATTTATTGCTATATGGCTACGGATATATGCGCATTCTTGAGATTTATGCAGACACATATCGCATCAGAAGCGCTGAACGCATTGATCCGACTCGCGTCACAATTAAAACTAATGCGCAAGGAACAGAGATTGAGTATTACTGCGTAGATTCAATTCCAGTGCCATACGAAGGCGTTGGAAGTCTTGCAGTCTTTTACGGCGTCGATGAGGGCATTCTCAATCGCGCAGGTCGCACAATTAAAGCTGGTGCAGAATTAGAACGCGCTGCGACAATGTACGCACGCGAGCCAGTTCCAACGATGGTCTTAAAATCTAACGGCACTGCACTTCCAGCAGATCGCATCGCAAAGCTTCTTGAATCTTGGGGGCAATCCAGAAGAAATCGCTCAACGGCTTTCCTCAATGCCGATGTCGAGTTACAGACTTTAGGATTTGATCCGGAAAAATTACAACTAAATCAAGCCAGATCTTACGTCGCGACAGAATTGGCCAGGGTCACAGGCATTCCGGCTTATTACGTTGATGCAGAATCCGGATCTAGCATGACTTATTCCAACGCAACTTTGGCGCGTCAATCTTTGCTGGACTTCTCTTTGCGTCCGATTATGACTGCCATTGAAGAGCGTCTGTCAATGACTGGAATGGCTAATGATTTCGTGCCAGCATCACAGGAAGTTAAGTTTGATTTAGATGATTACTTGCGTGGATCAGCGAAAGAGCGCGCAGACGTTTACAAGATTCTCTATGACATCGGAGCTTTAACTTCCGATGAAATCCGACTAGAAGAGGAAATGATCCGATGAAAGAAATCAAGCCAACTCCGATGAATCTTGACTTTTCAATCAAAGTCACGGCAACAGACTTTCCAAAGCGCGAAATCTCTGGCCGCATCGTCACCTGGAATGAAGAAGGCTCTACATCAGCCGGCTCAACTATGTTCAAGCCTGGATCAATTACTTTTAGCGATACTACGAAATTATTACTTGAGCATCGACGTGAATCTCCAATCGGATTCTTAAAGAGCTACAAAGTCACCGATGACGGTATCGATGCGACGTTCGCTATTGGTAACACAACTGCCGGCAACGATTCTCTGGTCGAGGCCTCGTCTGGATTGCGCGATGGATTTAGTGTCGGCGTACTAGCTGAAAAGTATAAAAACGTCGATGGCGTCTTAGTTATTAGCGCAAGCGCGCTCAAAGAAGTCTCACTGGTCACAGATCCGGCCATAGCATCAGCGAAGGTCGCAGTCGCAGCTAGTGAGCAAGAAGATTCTGAATCCGTCGTGGAAACAGAAGAACAAACTACCGAAGGAGAAAACGAAGTGGAAACAACTCCAACCGTCACAGAAGCACCAGCCGAAACGGTTGAGGCTTCCAAAGTCGTACAGGCCGAGGCATCTCGTCCGCTCTATTTCACATCACCACGATCACCAATCACAACAGGTGGCGCATATCTTGAGCACACAATTAAGGCAGGACTTGGCAACGAAGATTCTCGTCAATATGTAAAAGCAGCTGACGATTCATTCACAACAAATCCAGCGTTCTCACCAGTTTCATACGTTCGCGATGTTGCACAAAACACAAACGCAGATCGTCCAGTAATTGACGCATGCGGTGGAACACGTCCATTGAGCACATACGGAATGACAGTGTCTATTCCTAAAATCACTGCTAACTCAACTGCTGCAACAGTGGCAGAAGGCGGAGATCCAACAGGAACGACCGCGATTACTTCCAGCTATGTGAACGCGACCGTAATTAAGAAAATGGGCTTCCAGCGCTACAGCGTGGAGCTTCTCGACAGATCAGATCCAAGCTTTTATGAAATTATGCTTGCAAATCTTCGCGATGCGTATGCTCAGGCAACTGATGCTTATGTAATTGCTCAGATTACTGCTGGCGGAACTCAAGCAACTGCAACTGCTGCTGATTCAGCTGGATTGATTTCATTCGTATCAACAGAAGCACCAGCTGCTTATACTGCAACAAAGCGCACTGCTAAGTCATTTGTTTCAGGTACTTCCATCTGGGCGACGCTTCTCGGCGCAACTGATACAACAGGACGTCCAATCTACAACGCTGGAAATCCTATGAACAACGCAGGATCAGCAGTGCCAACATCAATTCGCGGAAACGTTCTTGGTCTTGATTACTATGTAGATCCAAACATGGTAGCAACATCAATCGATGAATCAGCATTTATCATCGAGCCACGTTCAATCGAAATCTTCGAATCTCCTGCTCTAACGCTGGCCACTAACGTGCCAACCACCGGAGAAATTGAAATTTCCTTGTATGGCTATATAGCTGCGCAGGCCGTTTTTGCCGGAGGTCTACGCCGCTTTAATTTGACATAGTCACAAACTAATCATGGGCTAGGTGCGCTCCCGTATCTAGCCCAGCAGCTCACGAAAGGGAACAGAGATGCCAGCAATTATTACAGTCGCCAGTCTTAGGACAGTGCTCGGCGTCTCTGTTTCTCTTTATTCTGATGCTTATCTTGAAGGAATTATCGATTCAGCCGAGCAGGTAATTCTGCCGCTATTGACTGCCAATCAAAATGCAGTCGCCGCCGTATATCTTCAAAATAATGTCGCCTATTACATTACTCAAAAGCCAAATACATTCGTCGCTGGTCAAAGTGTTGTTGTCACAGGTTGCGTTCCAGCTACTTTTAACGGAACACAGACAGTCACATCGAATTACTATGATCCATTTCCTTACTTACCTTTCGCATATCCGGCTCCATATTTTTATTTTACTTCTGCTATTACTAATGCAGACATCACATTCCGACCAGTCATTCCTGGCGGCGTAGTTTATCTATCTGGGGCAGACGCGGCCACGCTTTACGCAAATACCGACGCAGTCGAACAGGCGGTCACTATCGTCAGCGTTGAGATTTTCCAGAGCGTGGTCGCACCAGGTGGTCAGATTGAAGGCGTGGATTTCCAGCCATCGCCGTATCGAATGGGCAGATCACTGCAAAATCGTGTTATTGGTTTATTAGGTAATTACATCGACGTTTCAACAATGGCTATGTGATGCCTACACCAACATCAATCGCGACTAACGTCAGAGGCACTTTGGCTACTGCTCTTTCTGGCGTCGTTGCTTCTGTGTATAGCTCACCTCCAGAAGCGGTCATTCCTCCAGCTTGCGTAATCGTTCCCGATTCGCCTTACTTAGAAACGACAACAATCGGCAAATCGCAGGTACGCGTGAAAATCAATTTCGTGGTCACTGCGGCCGTTGCCTATAACAACACGGCCGGAGCACTTGACAATATCGAGCAGCTTGTTATTAGCATCATGGCAGCAATGCCAGCGGGTTACGAAGTCGGAGACGTTCAACGTCCGACAATCCAACAGGTCGGAGCGACCAACCTACTAGTGGCGGATCTCGCGGTCAGCACTTACTACACACAACAGACAATCTAAGGAGACAAAGAAATGCCAACAACAATCGTCACCGGTCGCGACATAACCTTCACGCTTGCGACTGTAAACTATGACGCGCAGACAACTGCCGTCACTTTAGTCAATGCACCAGTCATTACGACTTATCAGACACTCGATGGAAAAGCCTATAAGCACATCGATGATCAATGGACACTCAACATCGAGCTTCTTGCAGACTGGGGCGCAACATCATCACTCTTTGAAGCAATGTGGACTGCGTTCACTTCTGCTCCTAACACTGCACTTGCATTCACACTCGTATCAGCTACCGGCGCATCATTCGCTGGCACTGCATTTCCAGTAGCTCCAACTGCTGGCGGCACTGCACCAGATGCACAGACTGACTCATGGTCAATGCTCTGCGCTTCAACACCAGTCTTAACAATCAGCTAATCGAAAGAGAAACGGGAGCACATAATGAGACTACCAATCACCATCGAATACACCTCCGGCGAGTTCGGCACTTACACTGCACAACCGCCAGAGTGGGCTAAGTGGGAACAAAAGACAGGCAGCACAATCTCGCAGGCGCAGGAGAAAATTGGAATCTCTGATCTTCTCTTCCTTGCGTGGAATGCGATGAAACGTGAAGCCGGTGGCAAGCCAATTAAGGGCTATGAAATCTGGTGTGAAACAGTGGCCGACGTGACAGTCGGTGACGTTCTCCCAAAAGTTACGCCGCCGGAAGCGTAAATCGAATCCTTGTGGAGTTAGCCATAGCCACAGGCATTCCGATGAGCGAATGGACGACGGCGGAGCAGATTTATACGGCCTTCGAGATACTGGAGAAACAGAATGAGCGACAACGTTGAGATTGCCTATGACAAGGCAGATCTTCGTCGCATCACTTCAGCATTCAAGGCGATGGACGCAGAAGCTACGGATGCAGCTAAAAGAGAATCGTCAGCTCTCGCAGAGTTTGCTCAGGGCAAGATTCAGCAAAAGGCGACCAGTCGAGGCGAGGCCGCCAGTCGAATTGCCAGTGGCTCCCGTGTGTCTAAATCTTCCAAGATTGGCGAGCTCTCTTTCGGCTTCGTAAGTCAAAGATTTTCTGGCGGTGGAACAACTAGAGATCTCTGGGGCGGCACAGAGTTTGGATCTAACAAGTTTAAGCAATTCCCAGTCTGGTCAGGTAGTGGTATTCGCGGCGGATCTAAAGGCTGGTTTATTTATCCGACACTACGCGAAATCCAGCCAGACTTGATTGCGAAGTGGGAAACTGCTTTCGACCGAATCTTGAAGGAGTGGTAAATGGCCGGACAATCGCGCACGCTCAAGCTCTCGATTCTTGCTGATGTAGATCAACTTAAGAAATCGCTCAATGCAGCCAATACGGACGTCGATAGCTCTTCAACAAAAATGCTTGACTTTGGCAAAAAAGCAGGGCTGGCATTTGCCGCAGCCGGAGCTGCTGCTGGAGCTTATGCAATCAAAATCGGAATCGATGGAGTTAAAGCCGCGATTGAAGATGAAGCGTCACAAAATAAACTGGCTCTTGCTTTAGAAAATGCCACTGGTGCAACGAATGCACAAATTGCAGCGACTGAAGGATCTATTCTTAAAATGTCTTTGGCCACTGGTGTGGCAGACGATAAACTTCGTCCAGCGTTGCAGCGATTGGCAATCTCTACTGGAGACATAAGCAAAGCTCAGGATCTTCTTACTGTTGCCCTTGATGTGGCTACGGCCACTGGAAAGCCATTGGAGACTGTTGCCAATGCAATCGGAAAAGCCTACGACGGCAATACGGCAGCTCTAGGCAAGCTAGGAATTGGATTATCTGCGGCCGAGCTTAAAACAATGTCATTTACAGACGTTCAGCAAAAATTGACAGATTTATTCGGTGGAGCTGCTGCTGCGAATGCAGAGACTTATGAAGGCAAAATTGCAATCTTAAAAGTCAGTTTCGATGAAGCAAAAGAAACTATTGGCACTGGTTTATTGCCGATGATTACATCATTGATTGATTACATCAACAACAATGTCCTTCCAGCATTCAATGCTTTCGCCTTAGGATTTAGTGGTAAAGGAAAACTTAAAGACGGAATGACAACAACCGAAACGGCTGCATTCGGTTTCGGAGAAACAGTCAAAAGTCTCACAACATCATTAAGTAAAATGTTTGGCGTATTTAATAGCGAAGCAAATACAGGTCAAAGCTCAGGATTAGGAAAGATGATTGGCTGGCTCAATACAATCATCGCAGCTTTGGATAAAGTCGTTAAGTTTGCGTCATTTACTTTAGGTTTATTAGGCGTAATTACTGATCCAAGCAAGTGGGGCTTGTCTGCTTCTGAAACGCGTAGTCTTATAGAGTCAAAGATAAGCGGACAATCATTCGCCACGACAGGCGCGCCAGGTGCAATTCGCGGTGGTGGATTATCATCGCAAGCAGTCGTTCCTTCTATGGGCGGAGGCGGCGGAGGCGGAGGAGGCGGAGGAGGCGGTGGCGGCGGAATTGCATTAGCAGCAGCCGGCGCAATTAAGGTCGCAGCAGCAGCCGGTGGAGGCTTTACCGATTCACAGAATGCGGCTCGATTAGCTGCGCAAGGCGGAGGCGGATTCACGGATTCTCAAAACGCTGCGCGAATCAATTTAACAGTCAATGGCGCAATCGATGCCGAAGGCACTGCTCGCACAATTATTAAGGCTCTTAACGATTCCTTCTATCGTGGCACTGGCGGAGCGTCCGCACTTCAGGCAATCTAATGACGCAGTGGGCTCCAGTCTGGCGCGTCGAAATTGCCGGCGTTGATGTTACCGATTCGGTGTTGGCCAATCTGACGATTACGTCAGGGCGCACAAATATCTACGAGCAAGCTCAAGCCGGTTATTGCTCAGTCAATCTCATTGTCTTTGGTCAAGCTGCATTACCTTACGAAATCAACGACACCATCTCGATTGAAGTGCAAGACACATCAGCCGTCTATGTGCCAATCTTTGGCGGCTCGATCGTGGACATCTCTGTGAGCGTCTCTCAGGTAGGTTCAACGGCTTACACTCAAGAAGTCACCATCACGGCTCTAGGAGCCCTTGCAAGGCTTCAGAAGGCTCTCACAGATGGCGTCTTGTCTCATGACTTTGACGGCGACCAGATAGAAACAATCTTGCGCGAAGTCCTATTAGCTCAATGGCAACAGGTTCCAGCAGCTCTCACATGGGCAACCTATGATCCGACTGTTCAATGGCAAGATGCTGAAAATAACGGACTTGGTGAGATTGACACTCCAGGCAATTATGAGCTGGCGCAACGCTCATCAGATCGCATCATCATCTATGACTTAGTCGCCGCGCTGGCAAGTAGCGGATTAGGTTATTTATATGAGGACGCTTCTGGCCTCATCTCCTATGCAGATTCTACTCACCGGACGAATTACCTTGCAGCTAACGGATATACCGATCTGACTGCCAATCATGCGCTAGGGCAAGGCATTACCATTAAGACAAGGGCAGGTGATGTTAGAAATGACATCACAATCAGCTATGGCCAAAACTCATCAAATCAGATAAGCGACACAGATGCAGCATCAATTGCACTTTATGGCGATTTATCACAAATCTTTACAACAACCTTGCGACATTCGCATGATGCCGTAGATCAAGCCGCGTTCTATCTGGCACTGCGAGCTTATCCGCAGCCAATCTTTGATTCCATCACTTACGCATTGACGAATCCAGAGCTAGACAATTCCGATCGTAATGCTTTAATTAATGTCTTTATGGGTCAGCCCATTGCACTCAATGACCTACCGCCAAATATGTCGTCTGGAACCTTCCAAGGCTTTGTGGAAGGCTGGACTTTCAGAGCTTCTTACAATCAACTTGACATCACTCTTCTCATGTCTCCATTGGCTTATTCGCTCAATGCCATGCGCTGGAATGACGTACCAATAACGGAAGCATGGAATACCGTGTCGCCGACTTTAGATTGGGCAAACGCTACAATCGTCTCATAATGAAAGGAATAAAGAATGGCTAATCCAACAACCTACTTCGGCTGGGTCATGCCGACTGCGACAGATCTTGTCACTGACCTTCCGGCAGACTTCAACGTCTTTGGACAGGGCGTCGATACATCGATGCAATATCTACTTGGTGGCACAACTGGTCAAGTGTTATCAAAGACATCAGCAACGAATATGGCTTTCACTTGGATTGATCCAGATGTGATTCCATCAACCTACACCGCCAAAACTGCTTCATATACATTTGCATCAGGCGATGAAGGCAACATATTCTCAATGAATAACGCTGCAACTCAGCAATTCAACATTCCAACTGATGCGACTTTTAATTTCGCAGTAGGCACAGAGATTAACGTGTTCTGGATTACTGGTGCAGGTCAGCCAACAATCGGCGCAGTCACACCAGGAACAACAACAGTGATTTCAACAGGTGCAACAAGTGCAACACCTAAATTGCGTGTTGCT